GGCGAGCCTCTGCGAAGAAAGAAGGTCACAACTTGAAACCGCCTCAACCCGAAGGCGGCTCAAGGCGCGACTCTTTCTGCGCCCGCATGGAAGGGATGAAAAAAAAATTGACATCCGCAAAAACAGCGAAAGACCCGAACTCTAGGATTAACAAAAGCCTGCGGGCTTGGAAGTGCTGATATGCCAAGTAAAAGCAAAAAACAACACAATTTCATGGAGGCCGTAGCCCACAATGCTGCGTTTGCCAAGAAAGTAGAAGTTCCCCAGTCCGTGGGGAAAGAGTTCAGCAAAGCCGATAAAGGCAAAACTTTTAAACGAGGTGGTGAAATGGCTACAAAAATGGGCAAACCAATGATGAAACCCGGCATGAGTATGGCTAAAGATGGGATGAAACGTCCTACTCCTATGGCTGATACATCAATGTCTGGCGTTGGAATGAAAAAGGGCGGCGCAGTATTTACTCGTGCAGCCGACGGAGTTGCATCCAAGGGCAAGACTAAAGCCAAGCAGATAAAAATGTCAGCTGGCGGAATGTCTAAAAAATATTGCTAAGGAGTTCATTATGAGACGCACTAAACGCTACGAATTTGGTGGTGATGTAGAAAGTGATTACGGTCCATCTACAGGCCGTGGCGCAGCTGGAACTTCTGAAACAATGGAAGCGCCAACATCAGCTCCTGCAAAACCAAAGATGGTAACCAAAGAAGAGTTGGCTGCATCTGGCATGAGCTTGCGTGACTATATGAACAAACAGCAAGGTTTAACCCGTCGTGGTGAGTCTGCTCCAGTTTCAGCACCAAAGATGGAAGAAGTTGAAAAACCAACAACTAAAGCTGCAAACACTTTAAGTGCAGAAGAATATAAGGCGGCAACTGTGCCTAAATCTGCAAAAGCCAAGATGGCTGAACGTGACGCAGAAATGGCTGCAAGACGCGAAAGAACCATGGGAGCACTTAAAAGCGCTGGATCTTTCCTTGCAGATTTACCAAGTAAAGCTATTGAAAACTATAAATCTACAGTGCCAAGATATAACAAAGAAAAGAAAATGGCTTCTGGTGGAAAAGTTTCTTCTGCTTCTTCTCGCGGTGATGGAATTGCTACCAAAGGTAAAACTCGCGGAAGGATGTGCTAAATGATGGCGAGCCGTGGTATGGGAGATATCAACTCCTCAAAAATGCCCAAAGGCAAGAAAGTTGCTAGACGCGACAACACCGATTTCACACAATACGCCGAAGGCGGAAAGGTTGGACTTTATGCCAATATTAATGCAAAACGTAAAAGAATTGCTGCAGGATCTGGTGAAAAAATGCGTAAAGTTGGTAGCAAAGGTGCGCCAACTAAGCAAGCGTTCATAAATTCAGCAAAAACAGCAAAGTAAAGGAAACTTATGTCACAACTTACCCTAACTCCAGAAGAAGACGCAATTGTTGCAGACGCACTTCGTGCTAAGGCTGCTTCTTATGCCGCAATGTTTAGTTCTGCCGATGCATCTTTAGAAGCTTTAATTGCTAAAGTTGAAGGCCAACTACCAACTACAGTAGTGTCGGCTGTAGCTGAAATAGCTGCTGTTGAACCTCAAGTGGAACAAGTTCCAACACCAAAGTCAAAAAAAGCTAAGGTTGAAGAAACTCCAGCTGAAGAGTAATCATGGCATACACCACTGGTTCGACCGCTTTCAACATGGATTTCACGGAGCTCGCCGAAGAGGCGTGGGAACGTGCGGGCCGTGAAATGCGTAGTGGATACGACTTGCGTACAGCTCGTCGATCCATGAACCTGATGACTATTGAGTGGTCAAACCGTGGTTTAAACATGTGGACTATTGATCAGGGAACCATAACCCTGACGCCCGGATTAAGTACTTACGCCCTGCCTACAGACACAATTGATCTACTAGATCATGTTATTCGTACAGGGGCTAATGTCTCATCCACCCAAGCTGACTTGAGCATTACTCGTATTAGCGTTTCTACCTACGCCACAATCCCAAATAAATTGGCGCAAGGCCGGCCAATCCAAGTGTGGATTCAGCGCTTGTCTGGAGAAACAAACCCAGCAGGAGCAACTTTATCCTCAACAATTGGCGCAACAGACACTACGATTACATTGAGTTCTGTTTCTAAACTTTCTGCTTCTGGTTATATTCGTATTGATTCAGAAGATATCTACTACAACTACATTAGCGGCAATACGCTTGGTGGCGTTTTTAGAGGTCAAAACAATTCGACTGCTGTAGCCCACACATCGGGCGCAACTATTTACGTCCCCCAGCTTCCAGCATTTACTGTTTGGCCAACTCCAGACTCTAGCCAGACATATCAGTTTGTGTATTACCGTATGCGCCGAGTGCAAGACGCCGGATCTGGTGTACAGACTCAAGACATGAATTTCCGTTTTTTGCCATGTGTAGCGGCCGGATTGGCTTACTACATTGCAATGAAGCAACCCGAATTAGTAAACCGTTTGCCCATGCTTAAATCGGCTTACGACGAACAATTTAACTTAGCTGCTGGTGAAGATCATGAGAAGGCTACGCTGAGGCTTGTGCCTCGTCAGGCCTTCATTGGAGGAGGCTCTATCTAATGGCCTCTCCTTATGCATCAGGTAAATACTCGATTGCCGAGTGTGACCGTTGCGGGCAGCGGTACAAGTTAAAGCAACTCAAGATAGAGATTATCAAGACCAAACTGTATCAGCTCAAAGTTTGCGAGGAATGTTGGGATCCCGATCAGCCACAGTTGCAGCTTGGTATGTATCCAGTAAACGATCCACAAGCTGTTTATCAGCCAAGACCGGATACGACATATGTAACAGCTGGAACAAGTTCCACTGGCTTCCCAACAGGAGGCTCTAGAGACATCCAATGGGGATGGAATCCGGTTGGCGGGGCAAGCCAATTTGATGCAGTTTTAACGCCCAACTACTTGGTTTCTACAGCAATAGTTGGTACAGTCACAATATCCGCAACTTAGGAGCTAAACATGGCAAAAAGCGACAGCAAAGAAGATATGAAAATGGACAAAATGCAAGACAAGGCAATGATCAAAAAAGCCTTTAAACAGCATGATGCCCAAGAGCACAAGGGCGGCAAAGGCACTACGCTCAAGTTAAAAAAGGGTGGCCCTACAGGCAAAACAATGCGAGCTGTTGGCCGTAATATGGCTCGCGCAATGAACCAACGCGGAGGCTAATATGGCCACATTTAGTAAAAAGATGATGGGCAAAGAAGTTGGCTCAGGCCAAGTTTATGCCCAGCCACACGATATGTCTGGCAATAAAGTTTCAGTAATGAGCGTTAACAAAAAAAACGCCGCTCCTGAATACGCTATGGAAAAAACAGTTAAGACTGCAGGATTGACCGATCCCGTTCCTAATGGCGTAAGTTACAGCGTGGCTGGAGAGCCAAAAACATCGGGCATCAAGATGCGCGGTGCTGGTTGTGCTACCAAAGGAACTATGTCTAGAGGCCCAATGGCATGACATACACCGAGTTGGTCACCGCAGTTTCTGATTATTGTGAAAACACGTTTGTTACGGCAGACATGAACACAATGATCAAGCAGGCTGAACAGCGTATATATAACTCTGTTCAGCTTTCTAACTTGCGTAAAACATCTACATTGGCGCTAACAAGTAACGTTCAATATGTAGATGCACCAACTGATTTCTTGTCTACATACTCTTTGGCTATCTACCCAAGCGGCGGAGGGGATTACATATTTCTTTTGAATAAAGACACAAACTTTATGAGAGAGGCTTATCCAAACCCTACAACTACTGGTACACCAAAACACTATGCTTTGTTTGGACCGTCTACGCCTGTAACAACATTGAGATTTAGCTTTGGCCCGACACCAGACGCCGCATACTCAGTAGACCTCAACTATTTTTACTATCCAGAGTCAATTGTTACAGCCACGACAACTTGGCTTGGCACTAACTTTGATATTGCTTTGTTCAACGCTACCATGATGGAGGCCGTCACCTATATGAAGGGCGAGCCCGATTTGGTTGCGCTGTACAAAGATCGGTATGAATCAGCCATATTCCTGCTTAAAAACTTGGGTGATGGCAAGCAACGTATGGACGCTTACAGAGATGGCCAAGTTAGGAATCCTGTAGTATGAGCATAGTTCAAACTCAGACCACCAGCTTTAAAGTAGAGCTTTATAAGGGTATCCATGATTTGACAACGGATACCATCAAGATAGCTTTGTACACTGGTAATGCCAATCTAAATGCCGATACAACAGTGTATTCTTCGGCCAATGAAGTGGCTGCAACTGGAACTTATGCAGCTGGTGGAGCGCAACTTACACCGATCACGGTGAGTTCTTCTGGTTATACGGCGTATGTAGGGTTTCCAAACATATCTTGGACGGGCGCAATTACGGCTAGATGTGCTTTGATATACAACGCAAGCAAAGCCAACAGATCAATTGCCGTGCTGGATTTTGGTTCTGATAAGTCCTCTAGCACGACATTTTTAATTACAATGCCAGCAAACACAGCTACAACGGCATTAGTTAGGAGTTCAGTCTAATGACAACCGCATCAACGTCACTGTTAGGGCTGGCCTTACCCGTTACCGGAGAACTGTCAGGCACTTGGGGCGATACAGTCAATAACGCCTTGACTGCTATTCTTGATGTATCAGTAGCCGGTACACAAACCATCACAACAGATGCAGACATTACCCTAACTACAACTACAGGTTCTGCAGCTTCCACAGGGCTAACCACAAACAGCGCACAATATGCGATTATTCGTTGGGCTACAGCTAGTGGAACAACCACCAGATACATCACTGCGCCAGCTCAAAGTAAAGTCTATGCGGTCATTAATGATGCAGTAGGCGCTCAGTCTATTGTCCTTAGAGGAGCTGGGCCAACGACTGGTATCACAATTACCCAAGGCGAGAAGTGCGTTGCCGCTTGGAATGGAACAGACTTTGTAAAGATTGCCACTTCTACAGCTGATGGCGTAACCACTATTACGTTTGGATCGACAGGTTTAACTCCATCGACAGCTACTTCTGGGGCTGTCACTGTTGCTGGAACATTGATCACAAGCAATGGTGGAACTGGACTTTCCTCCTATACAGCGGGCGATACAACTTATTACGCATCTGGAACTGCGCTAACTAAGTTAGCTATTGGCGCATCAGGAACAATCAAAACATCCACAGGCACCGCTCCTCAGTGGGTAACAAGTCTTAATACATCACAGGGTGGTACAGGACTAACAACTTTTACTGCTGGTGATCTACCTTACTATGCTACAGGAACAGCATTAAGTAAGTTAGGTATTGGCACGGCTGGTCAAGTCCTGACATCGTCTGGAACAGCACCTCAGTGGACTAGCTTTTCATCAATTGGCGTGTCTACAATCAGCTTCGGTTCTACTGGACTAACACCTAGCACAGCAACATCAGGTGCAGTTACAGTAGCAGGAACATTGGCTACTGCAAATGGCGGTACCAACTTAACCACATTTACAGCAGCAAACAATGCAATTTACTCAACATCTTCATCAGTGTTGACTGCAGGAACATTGCCTTTGCTGGCTGGTGGAACGGGTGCTACTACAGTAGCGGCGGCACAAACTAATTTGCAGGTCGATCCTGCTGGAACTGCGGTTGCGATGGCAATTGCTCTGGGGTAATAAATGGCAAATACATTCACAAGATATATCAACCGCAACGTAGGTACATCCCCAGTGACTATGGTCACTGCGGCATCGTCTACCCAGACTACAGTGATCGGTCTAACGGCCGCTAACACAACATCTAGCCCTATCACAGTAGATGTCTACGTTGTGGTGTCTGCGGCTAACTACTACCTAGTCAAAGGCGCTACGGTGCCTGTAGGTGGTTCTTTGGCGTTATTTGGTGCTGATGGCAAGTTGGTATTGAACACCAGCGACGCGTTCACGGTGGTATCCAGTGCCGCCACATCTGCTGACTTTATCCTCTCTGTACTGCAAATAACATGAGTTATATCGGTAATACTTCTACTACTCAAGCGTTTACTCCTGCTGTTGATTACTTCAGCGGTAACGCAAGTACGACCGCATTCACGCTGTCAAAAACGATTGCGTCTGTTGCACAAGTGCAGGTCACTGTGGCCAACGTACCGCAGAACCCAAGTTCAGCGTACACGATCTCAGGTCAGACAATCACTTTTACATCTGCCCCACCTAGTGGCACGAATAACATTTATGTGTATTACACAAGCCCAATAACTCAGGTGATTGCACCGGGTCAGGGTACGGTAACAGCCACATCTTTTGCATCAAGCACAGGTACAGGTGCGGGAGTATTTCAAACTAGTCCTACGATAACTACTCCAGTTATCAGTTCACTTTCATCTGCATCTGCTACTGCGCTAACTTTGCAGTCTGCTGGC